GGGAATACAAGTTATAGTAGTGTAAGTAAAAATAATAACGCAAACTATTCCGATGTTGACAATACAGCGGAGACATCTTATACAGATGTTACAGCAGCGTAGAGGATAAATTATGGCATCAAGTTTTACAAATTTAGGCATTGAACTAATGGCTACTGGTGAAAACGCCGGTACTTGGGGAAATAAAACAAATACAAACTTACAGATTGTTCAACAAATTTCAGGTGGTTATCAAGCACAAGCTTTAACTAACGGTGGAACTTTAGCTTTAAGTAAAACAGACGGTGGGACTGGAGCAACTCTTGCAAATAGAGTTTGGAAACTTACAGGTGCTCTAACAGGATCATCAATTGTTACTGTTCCAGACAGTGTAGAAAATTTTTATATAGCTCACAATGGTTCTACAGGAGCTCAAACTGTTCAATTAAAAACTGCAACAGGAACTGGGACCACTTGGGCAACTACAGACAAAGGTCATAAGATTGTTTATTCAGATGGGACTAATGTAGTTGATGTATTAGCTGATTCTTCAGAAATAGGATTATCTAATCAAAACCCATTAAAATTTAAAGATGCAGATGATTCTAACTTTTTTGCATTAAAAGCACCAGCAACCATAGGTTCTAGTGTAACATTAACATTACCTAGCGCAGACGCTACTTCTTCAGGCCAAGCTTTGGTTTCTGATGGAGCTGGAACGTTATCATTCGCAGATGCAGGTATAACAACAGGAAAAGCTATTGCAATGGCGATCGTATTCGGTTAAAAGGAGTAAATTATGGCAAATCCAAATATAGTAAACGTAGCAACAATTAACGGTGAGTCGGTTGGTTTTAATTTAACAGCCACTACGACTACAACTTTGTTAACTGTATCATCAAACAAACTTTTAAAAATAAATAGAATCACATGTGCAAACGTCGATGGAACGAATGCAGCAGATTTATCATTATCAATAACAAAATCTAACTTCACATCAGCAGGTGTTACAAACTTTGACACTTCAGGAACTTTCTTTTTAGCAAAAACAGTTTCTGTACCAGCAGATGCTACATTAGTTGTATTGGATACTCCGATATATTTAATGGAAGCAGATGTACTTAAAGGTGGAGCAAGCGTAGCATCGGATTTAGACTTAGTCATATCATATGAAGTTATAGACGACTAGGAGGTTTAAATTATGGCGCAACCTAACGGCGGAATAATTGGACCAGTCAACGATCCCGTAATACAAAACGAATTAGTTACATCAGTTACAGCCAGTGGAACTTTTACAACTGGAGCGGCAACAACTGTTCTTACAGAAATTTTAGTGATCGGTGGTGGAGGTGGATCTGCAGTTAGTGGATCTGGCGGCGGCGGTGCTGGAGGATATAGAACAGCTTCTTGTATTTCTGTTGACCCTAACACGGGTTATACTATGACAATTGGCGGTGGCGGCGGAGGAAGTCCTAATGCTGGTGCTGCTGGAGGAAATACAGTTGCAGCTTTTCCATCTAATCCAATAACTTCTGCCGGTGGCGGAGGTGGTAATTTTGGTACTGGTAGTAATGGTGGTTCAGGTGGTGGAGCTGGAGCATGTGGTTTTGAAAGTCCAGGAAATAATAATGGCGGTTCAGGTAATACTCCTCCAGTAAGTCCCCCACAAGGTCAAGATGGTGGTGGCGCTCAAAGAAATCAAGGTGGTTCTGGTGGTGGCGGAGGTGCTTTATCTGCTGGTAGTTTTGCAAATAGTGGTAACGGAAATGCAGGCGGTAATGGACAAATAAGTTGTATTACAGGATCTCCTGTTAGAAGAGCTGGTGGCGGTGGCGGCGGCGGAAGAGGTAACGGACACCACGGCGGTACAGGTGGTCTTGGTGGTGGTGGCTGTGGTAATAATTCTCCTACTTGTAATACTGATGCAATAAATGGCACTGCTAATACTGGCGGTGGCGGTGGCGGTGGATCTGCGGGTCTTCCTAGTCCATATCCTGCACCAACTAAATCAACGGCTAATGCCAGTGGTGGTTCAGGAGTTGTTATTATAAAAGAACCTGAAGTCAAAACTGCTCCAGGTATATGGGATTTAAATGAGGTTTATGAAAACGTTAAAGACGGAACGTGGACAAATTAATTTATAGACATTTTAAAGACGATGTCTTATAAACATAGTTTTAAGGAGTAGTAATATGGCACATTTTGCAGAATTAAAAGAAAAGACGGATCCTACTGGATTTACGTCAGATTCACACCAAGTTGTAGAAAGAGTTGTAGTTGTAGGAAATGATATTTCTACAGCAGCTGGACCTTTAGGAGAAAACGATAAGCACGTAGACGGAGAGACATGGTGTGCTAATTTTTTTAACGGTGGAACTTGGAAACAAACTTCTTACAACCATAATTTTAGAAAACAATACGCAGGGATAGACATGGTCTATGACCCTGTAAAAGATAAATTTATAGTGCAACAACCTTTTGCTTCATGGTCATTAGATTCTAATGATGATTGGCAAGCACCTGTAGCTTATCCAACGATTAAAGATGATGGTCAAGAACCGACTGCGGATGATCATTGGTGGTATTCCATTAGATGGAACGACGATAAATATAACGCTGACAACACAAGAGGTTGGGAAGCAACAAAATCAGACGACGAGGCGGAAACTCCAACAGTTTACGATTGGAATGGCACAGCTTGGGTGTCCGCATAGGAGGACACAATGCCTAAAACAAATGGCGGTATAATCGGTGTAACAAACAAAGCTTCGTTTGGAAAAAGTAAACAAACCGTTAAAACATCTTCAGGATCAGTAACCACACAACCAGGAACTAGAACTATACAAAGTTTAATTGTTGCAGGTGGTGGAGCGTCAGGAGGTGGATCTGGTGGTGGCGGTGCCGGTGGTTTAAGAAATATAGAAATACCAAACGGCGGAAATAATTCAATAACAATTACCGTAGGCGGAGGAGGTACTTCCTCTCCCTGTGGACCTTATCCAGGAATGACAAGTGGAACTCCTGGAGTAGCTTCATCCATAGCATCTTGCGGAACGACTTATTCTTCATCAGGTGGTGGTGGAGCTAAAGGAGTTAACTCACCAGCTGGAGGTGGAGCTTCATGCGGAGTTGGGACACCTGGAGGATCTGGTTCTGGAGGAGCTAACCAAGGATCACAATGTAGAGTTGGAGGATCTGGTAACGCTGGAGGTTTTGATCCACCAGAAGGAAACAATGGCGGAAAAAATAATCCATCACCATCACCTACTAGTGGAGCTGGTGGCGGAGGTGGAGCTGGTGCCGTCGGATCTAATGCATCAAATTCAACAGGTGGAGCAGGTGGAGCAGGTTTAAATGTTAGCCCTTCTTTTAATCCTGGCATACCAAACTCAGGAGTATACGCTGGAGGTGGTGGCGGTGGAGGATTTAGTCCAGATGGAGGAGATGCTTCTGGTGGAACAGGTGGCGGTGGAACAGGTCGTGGACCTAAATGTGCAACGGCTGGAGCAGGAACTGCAAACACGGGTGGTGGAGCAGGTGGTGGAGGTTTAACAGGACCTTTAGGGCAGTACGGAGCTGGGGCAGCAGGTGGCTCAGGAATAGTTATTGTAAAAGAATTAAATAAAGCAAGTGGTGTGTGGTCAATGCAAAGTCAATTTGCTGCTATGAGCTCTGGCACATGGCCAGATGGATCAACTGTTATTGATTATGATTTAAATTTCTTAGTAGTAGCTGGAGGTGGTGGAGGTGGTTCTACTAACTCTGGAGGTGGTGGAGGAGCTGGAGGATATAGAGCTTCTGGTTTTGGTCCATCGCCTTTACGACATTCGGTTTTAAGTTTTACAGGAGTATGTGCAACAAGCACTTATAACGTAACAGTAGGAGCTGGTGGAACAAGGGGTGTGGACACTGACAGTGCTCCTGCTCCTGCACAAGGTAGTAGTGGAACTAATTCAATATTTAATGTTTGTGGAGCAGCGCCTGTAAAAATTGAATCAGCTGGTGGTGGAGGTGGAGCAGGATTTTGTGGTTCAGGAACTGGAGGTTCAGGAAATAATACTAATACAGGTGGTAATGGTGGATCAGGTGGTGGAGGATCTAACTCTGGTCTAGGTGGTTCAGGTAACACACCTCCTACTAGTCCTCCTCAAGGTAATCCAGGGAATACAGGCACTGCTGCAGCTTCTGGTAAAGGTGGTGGAGGTGGTGGAGCTACTGCTGCAGGTGGAAGTCAAACTCCAGATGCATCAGGAAGTCCTGGAGGAGCTGGAGGAGCAGGTGCTCCAAACGATATCTTAGGTCCATCTACAACATATGCTGGTGGTGGCGGTGGTGGTGTTCCATCAGGTGCTCAAGGTAGTGCAACCGGTGGATCTGGAGGAGCTGGTGGTGGTGGAAATGCTGGTGATGGTGGTGATGGTATCGCAGGAACAGCTAATACTGGTGGTGGAGGTGGTGGATCTGGAAGAACTGCTGGTGTAGCAAATAACCAAGGTGGTAATGGTGGATCCGGTATTGTAGTTGTTAGAGGACCAAGTGCTAGAACTTTTGCGGTTACACCTTGTACAAATACACTTTCAACTCACCCTGGTGGAGATAAGATAGCTAAGTTTACAGTTTCTGGAACATTGACAGTTACATAATAATTGATATAAGAAAGATATAGAAAGATGAATCTAACAAATTATTATTGGTATTTTCAATCAGTAGTCCCTTCTAGGGTCTGTGATGACATTGTAAAGTATGGTCATCAAATGCAAGACCAAATGGCAGTTACTGGTGGTATTGGTGATGGTAAAAAATTAAATCAAAAACAAATTAAAGATTTAAAAAAGAAGAGAGATTCTAATATTGTTTGGATGAATGATCGTTGGATTTACAAAGAAATACAACCATACATTCATAGTGCAAACGTAAATGCAGGTTGGAATTTTCAATGGGATTATAGTGAATCCTGTCAGTTTACAAAATATAAAAAAGGTCAATACTATGATTGGCATTGTGATAGTTGGGAAAAACCCTATGTTAGAGAACATCCAAACGACCAATCACATGGTAAGATTAGAAAGTTATCTGTAACAGTTACTTTATCAGATCCAAAAAATTATAAAGGTGGTGAGTTAGAGTTTGATTTTAGAAACAAAGACCCAGATAAAAAACCTAACATTTTAAAATGTAAAGAAATATTACCTAAAGGGTCTTTGGTTGTATTCCCTAGTTTTGTATGGCATAGAATATGTCCAGTTAAAAGTGGAGAAAGAAATAGTCTAGTTATTTGGAATTTAGGGTGGCCATATAAATGAGTTTTCCAAAAGAATTAAAATTAGAAGAATATTTTAAATGTCCTATATGGTGGGCTGACGAACCTAAGTTTGTTAAAAAATTAAATAAAGCATCTGATAAATATATTAAAGCGTCACAAAAAAGATTAAAACCAGACATAGATAAACGTAATAAAGAGTTTGGTGACAAAGGGGATATGGGTCACGTATTTCACTCAACAACATTACTTGGTGATCCTAAATTTAAAGAGTTACAAGATTATGTAGGGGCAACATCTCATAATTTGTTGGGAGAAATGGGGTTTGATTTAACTAATTATCAAGTGTTTACTACAGAATTATGGGTACAAGAGTTTGCTAAAAAAGGTGGTGGACACCACACTTTACACACACATTGGAATGGTCATATATCGGGTTTTTATTTTTTAAAAGCGGATGAGTCTACATCAATGCCTTTGTTTGAAGATCCAAGACCAGGCAATGTTATGAATCTTTTACCAGAAAAAGATAAAACAAAAATAACTTATGCGTCATCACAAATTAATTATAAAGTTCAACCAGGCAGAATGATATTTTTTCCATCATACTTACCTCATCAGTACATTGTAGATATGGGTTATAGTCCATTTAGATTTATACATTGGAACTGCCAAGCAATACCAAAAGGAGTATTAAATGTCGTTTAAAAAAAATAAATATACAGTATTAAAAAATGCAATATCAAAAGAATTAGCAGAGTTTGTTTACAAATATTTTTTAAATAAAAGAAATGTGGCAAGAGTTTTATTTGATGAAAGATACATATCACCTTTTACAAGTTATTGGGGTGTGTGGAATGATACTCAAGTACCAAACACTTATTCACATTACGGAGACATTGCAATGGAAACTTTACTACAAGAAGTCAAACCTGTTATGGAAAAACATACAGGGTTGAAGTTAAGTGAAACTTATTCTTATGCTAGAATTTACAAAGAAGGTGATGTCCTTGCTCGTCATAAAGATAGATACTCATGTGAAATATCTACAACATTAAATCTAGGAGGTGACCCATGGCCTATTTATCTTGATCCAACAGGTAAAAAAGGTCAAGCAGGTATTAAAGTAGATCTTAAACCAGGAGATATGTTAATCTATTCTGGTTGTGATTTAGAACATTGGCGAGAAGCTTTTAAAGGTAAAGACTGTGGTCAAGTATTTTTACATTATAATAAAGCTAAATCTAAAACAGCTAAAGAAAACCATTTAGATAAAAGACCTTTATTAGGTCTACCTGATTGGTTTAAGGGTTACAAACTACCAAAGAAATAAACCTTTGAACGTTTCAGGATCTATAGCTATTTTAGGAGGAGGGACTGTAGGGGTCATGTCCGTCTGTCATTTTTTAAGATATACCAATGCTAATGTTACCTGCATATTTAATCCAAGTAAAAAAATATTAGGAATAGGAGAAAGCAGTAACATACAACTTCCCCAACTCCTTTGGGAGTCAATAAAATTTAATCCGGCTTTAGAAAAAGAAAATTTAGATTGCACTATTAAATATTCTGTTTTTTATAAAGATTGGAGAGAAAAAAATTTTCATAGTCCAATACTTCCAAATTATTATGCTTTGCATTTTAATAATTTCAAACTACAATCTTTTGTTTTTGATCAGTGTAGTAAAATATACAAAGAAAGATTTAAAGTTATTAATGAAGATATAGCTTTATTAAAAGATTCTAACACAGAGGTAATGGTCAACACACATAAATTTGACTATGTTATTGATTGTCGTGGCTGGCCCGAATCTTATGATGATTATTATATAAGTAAAAACCTGCCTTTAAATAAAGCTCTAGTGCACCCTATTAATAAACCTGGAGATTGGAATTTTACATACCACTATGCTCATAAAAATGGATGGATGTTTGGAATTCCACTAACTAACCGACAGGGTTGGGGATATTTATTTAATGATAGAATAACAACAGATGATGAAGCGATAGAAGATTTACAAAAAATATTAAATAAAAAAATAAATAAAAATAATTTAAATGAATTTAAATTTAAACCCTACAGATCTAAAAAATTATTAAACAATAGAATAATTAAAAACGGAAACAGAGCAATATTTTATGAGCCTTTAGAAGCATTGTCTGGTGTTATCTATGACAATATAAATAGATTGTTTTTTGATTACATTGCAAACAATAAGTCGGAGCAACAAGTAAATTATGAATTTGATATTCTTTCACAATCTTATGAAAATTTTATTGCTTTTGTTTACCATGGAGGTTCTATACATAATTCTAAATTTTGGAAAGAAACTAAAGAAATGACAAGCGAACATTTAATAAATAATGATACTTGGAATTCTACAAAGGCATATATTAAATCAAACAATAAAGGGTTAAATAGTTTTAAGGATAATAGTATTAATACGTTTCCTTTTATCCCTTACATTTGGAGCATTTTAGATAAAAACCTTGGGTATAATTATTTTAACTAACTGGTTTAAAAGCACGACATTGACAAAAATTAAAAAATAATCTATAAATTAAGCTTGCAGGGGGATTATCCACCACGCAGTCCCTCTGCTTAAAATCTATTGAAATCATTTATAATCTGATATAACACCTAATAAACAGGTTTTTATATGTTACAAAAATTAGGGTTTTTACCAGGATTCAACAAACAAGTCACAGAAACCGGGGCCGAGGGCCAGTGGTTTGATGGTGATAATGTTAGATTTAGATATGGCTCACCAGAAAAAATAGGTGGTTGGCAACAGTTAGGAGAAGATAAACTTACTGGAGCGGGTAGAGCTATTCATCACTTTGACGACAATGCAGGTATTAAGTACGCCGCACTTGGCACAAATAGAATTTTATATGTATATTCTGGTGGAACATTTTATGATATTCATCCTATAAGAACTACAATAACAGGAGCTAATTTTACTAGCACCTCATCATCAACTACAGTCACTGTAACTTTGGGATCAACACATGGTTTACAAGAAGACGATATTGTTTTGTTTGATAGTGTAACAGGATTAAGTGGATCTACATTTACTAATGCTACATTTGAAGACAATAAATTTATGGTGACATCAATACCAACCACAACAACTTTTACCATAACTATGGCAACTGCAGAAAGTGGGACACCTTTAAGTGCAGCTGGATCAGCATCTGTTTTAATATATTACACTGTAGGACCGGCACAACAGTTAGGTGGTTTTGGTTGGGGTACAGGTTTATGGTCTGGTACTGCTTTAGGAGCTGCTACTACAACTCTAGCTTCTACGATTAATGATACAGTAACAGATATACCTTTAACAAACACTGCAGCGTTTCCATCCGCAGGAGAAATTAGAATAGGGTCAGAGGATATAAGTTTTACAGCAAATAATACTACAACAAATATTTTAAGTGGTGGGGCAAGAGAAGTTAATGGCACAACCAAAGCAGGACACAGCGCAGGCGCAACAGTTACAGACATTTCTAAATTTGTTGCTTGGGGTGATCCATCATCTTCTGACTTTACTATTGATCCAGGATTATGGATATTAGATAACTTTGGAACAAAGTTAATAGCATTAATATATAATGGACAATGTTTTGAGTGGGATGCTGCAGCAACAAATGCTACAGGAAACAGAGCAACAATTATTGCAAATGCACCAACTAAATCTAGACATGTTTTAGTTTCTACTCCCGATAGACACTTAGTGTTTTTTGGAACCGAAACTACAGTTGGTGACCAATCAACACAAGACGATATGTTTATAAGATTTTCTGATCAAGAAAATATTTCTGGGACTAACGCATATACAGTTACCGCCACGAATACAGCAGGCACACAAAGACTTGCAGATGGATCTGAAATTATGGGAGCCATCAGAGGTAGAGATGCAATTTATGTTTGGACAGATACAGCATTGTTTCTTATGAAATTTGTGGGTCAACCATTTACTTTCTCATTTGAACAAGTAGGTACAAACTGTGGATTGTTTGGAAAGAACGCTTGTATAGAAGTTGATGGTACAGCTTATTGGATGTCTGAAAACGGGTTCTTTCAATATGATGGTCAATTAAGATCTATGCCATGTTTAGTGGAAGACCATGTGTATGATGATATAAATGCTACATCTAGAGATCTTATTAATGCAGGTTTAAACAATTTATTTGGCGAAGTAAGCTGGTTTTATTGCACAGAATCATCTGATCAAATTGATAGAGTAGTTACTTACAATTATCTTGATTCAACACGTCAACGTCCTATCTGGACCACTGGCACACTTCCAAGAGCAGCATGGCAAGACTCCGCTGTTTTTGATAGACCTCATGCAACTTTTTATGATCCTAGTAGTAATGCCTCGTACGATGTTACTGGTAATACAGACGGTTGTACTATATACTATCAGCAGGAAACAGGGACCGATCAAATTAATGCTGGAGGAGTGGTTACAGCAGTTTTGGCAAACATTGTTTCTGGAGATTTTGATATTACTAGAAGAACGGTAAGAGGTCAGACTGTTGGAACGGCAGATCTCAGAGGAGATGGAGAATTTATAATGAGAATTAGTAGGTTTATACCAGATTTTATATCACAAACAGGAGATACTCAAATTAGTTTTCAAACTAGAGATTTCCCAAATAGTTCACCAACCACTACAAATTTTACATCTACTCCATCTACAACAAAAGTTGACACAAGATTAAGAGCTAGATCCATATCTTTAAAGGTTGCAAATACGGCTACAAGTCAAGATTGGAAACTTGGAACGTTTAGATTAGATGTACATCCAGGAGGCAGAAGATAATGGCTTTAACAGATCAACAAATAAGAGACGAAGGTTTTAAATATGTTCCACTACAACAATATTTATTAAACCCTTTTGAATTACCTCAAGACGAAGATAATGAAGGCATTGGTAGTGGTGATAGTGGTGGTATACCTTTTACTAATGTTGGACAAGCAGGAGGAGGAGGAGGTGGCGGAGCTAATCCTTTTGGTGCACTTAATCCTACTTTTACAAGAGAAAACCCTTTATCGATTCCGGCTATTTCAGATATGTCTTCTAAAAATTTGTCTACATATTTAAACAATCCAGCATTACAAGCTAAGTACGAAAATTTTGCTGAGTATGATGAGTTTATGCAAGATCAACTACCTTCACCCAATCTTATAAACCAAGGTATTACAAGTATAAGAGATACGTTTGGTAGATTCTTTAAACCAAAAATTAAAGGCACACTAGGAGATAGATTAGAAGCACAAGCTACAGGACCATTAAGTGGGATTCCTACTATATCAAATATATTAAGTAAATTAAGAAGTCCATTTAACCCTAATTCTCCAACTTACAATGCAGCACTTCCTTCACAATTAAACTTTTTAGAAGGGGCCACAGGGATTAGGATAACAGGGACATCAGATAATTTAAAATTTACTGCTGGATTACCGATGATAGGCAGAGATCCAAATACAGGTGGATTAAAATATGGACCAGGTTCTGTATTAGCTGGTAAAAATGTAATATCAGGTTTTGGGACTAATGACTATGAAACAGCATTGAATAATTATATTTCAAAAATGAGGGATCGTGGAGTCTTATCTAAATTTCAACAAGCTAAACTCAAACAAGCACGTGATGAATTAACAGCATTACAAGCAAAACAAGAAGAGGAATACAGAACAGGTGGAACAAGAGATGAGGTCATAGACCTTCAAGAAAGAATAGATAGAGGTGATTTTGATTCTACATCTGGTATACCAGATAGAGATAGAGGCACTATAACAGCAGCCTCTGCAGCTAAATCAAAAGGTGTGGGTGCTGGTGGATATACTGCATCAGATTCTGTAAGAGATAGTTTTAAGGGAAATTATGGTGGGGGTAACTCTAGAGGAAGTCCAGGGTCTAAAGGACCAGGTGGATCAGATGAAATGGGTTCTTTTAGAAGAGGAGGACTAGCAGGAATATTAGGATTTTAATTATGGCAAAAATTGTACAATCATTAACAAGAGCAGAAGAAGAATATAGTAGAGCAAACCTACAATCATTAGTTAGAGATCTTGATGGTGTAATAACAAAACTTAATTCTTCTTTTCAAGAAGAAGTAAAACAAGAGATAGAAGCTAAAAGTTTTTTCTTAGACGCATAATGGCAACAGTAAATCAATATAAATTTTATGGTAAAACCACTACATCTGCGGAATCTATAGATATGTTAGAACCAACTGTTAATGAAACTATTATAGTAAGATCATTAAGAGTGACTAATAAATCAGGATCTAACACACCAACAGTTACAATTAAAAATAATAACTTTGAGATAGTTAATACTCAGCAACTTGCAACATCTACTAGTGTGGAGATATTAACGCTTCCTTTAATAGTAGAGGGCGGTACTAAATTAGCCTATACAACAGCTGGTACAGTGTCTGATGGAGTGGTATTTGGTATTAGTTATCTCAATATATTAAAGGAGAAGACGGATTAATGGAAATATTAAACGCAAAAGTAGAAGAGACTTATAGACATAAGAAAACAGGCGAGGTTTTTAAAGAAAGAAAAGACTGGCTAGCCAAGGGTTATAAGCCAGAAGACATGGCTCAAGATGTAAAAGTAATCATGCCGCCTCTTGATTTAGTAAGTAAAACAAAGTAAAACGATAAATTAAGGTAAAAATATGGCTATATCTAGAATGCAAGAACCCCGACAGTTATATGGATTAGGAAGTTTAGTTAGAAAAATAACTAGACCGATTAAGAAAGCTGTTAAAGGAGTTAAAAAAGTTGCTAATAGCCCTATTGGTAGACTGGCTTTATTATATGCTGGTGGTGCAGCTTTAGGTGGAAGCACTGCATTAGGTGGAGCTGGAGGTAGTTTTTTTTCAAGATTAGCTAATCCAAGTAACCTTGCAAATTTATCAAATGTTTTTGGAAACAAAGCTTTAGGACTTAAAGGAATTAGTGGGGTAGGTGGTGAAGGTATAGCTAGATTTCTAAATCCTTTTAATAGAGCTAACCCATTATTATTTGATAAAGGTAAGTTTAGTTTAGGTAGAGCTGGTATAACAGCTAGTGCACTTGGTGCTGCATTACCTTTTTTAGCACCAGGATTATTAGCTCCTAAAGAAGAAGAGATAGAAGAAACAGATATTGTAAATACACCTTTTAGTATTTCTCAATTAAATCAAAGAGCTAGGGACTTTTATAATTATGGTGACCAAGATTTATTATTTATGCCTAGAAAAGATTATATAATGAGAAACTTTTATGCAAAAGATGGTGGGTCAGTCCCAGAATCAAAAGTAAAAGGCTATGATACACCAGCAGGATTTAATAAGTTTGATTATCCAACAGGTGGTGTGCCTGTTAGAACGCCTAAAAAACAGGGTGGACTTATGAACCTAGGTGGTTTAGAAATGGACTTCAGGGCAGAAGGTGGTTTTGTTCCAATTGGAGCGAAAGAAAAAGCAGACGATGTACCTGCAAGATTAAGTAAAAATGAGTTTGTTATGACAGCTGATGCTGTTAGGGGTGCCGGTAAAGGTAGTATAAAAGCTGGTGCACAAAAAATGTATAATACAATGAAGGAATTAGAACGTAGGGTAGTATAATGGCAGTACCAGATTATTTAAAAGATTTTGTAACAGACTTTGCACAACAAGCTAAAACTTCTTTTAGTGCACCATTAGATCCAAAAACATTTATGGGTCCACAGTTTGTAGCTGGACTTGATCCATTACAAACACAAGCAATAGGAATTGCACAAGCAGGTGTTGGTAGCTTTGCACCATTTTTATCATCTGCACAACAAGCCATAACACAAGCAGGTCAAGACGTAGCCGGTTTAGATCAGTTCGCGGGCACTGGAGCAGGGACCGGGGCTGGATCAATTGCAGCATTTCAATCACCATTTCAACAACAAGTTATTGATGAAACATTAAGACAGTTTGATTTAGAAAGAGGTACAGGCAGACAAGGAATTCAAGATGCAGCTGTTAGACTAGGTGGTTTTGGTGGTGGTAGAGAGGGAGCTATGTTAGGTCAGTTTGATGCTGATACATTAGCAGGTAGAGCAGGTATTAGAGGTGGATTATTAGCACAAGGATTTCAAGACGCTGCAGCTAGAAGAGGACAAGCATTTCAACAACAACAAGCACTAGCAGGTGCTAGAGCTGGATTAGCTGGTCAACAGTTTGGTTTATCTAATTTTATGAGACAAGGTCTAGGTCAAGATATTTCTGCATTAGGATCTCTTGGTGCATTAAGACAAGGATTAGATCAAGCAAAATTAACAGCTACACAACAAAGAGAACAAGCAAGTGCAATGGAACCATACGGAAGATTAGAAAGATTAGGTACAGCCTTAACTGGATTATCTGGTGGTGTTGCAACCCCAGGCTTGCCAACACAAACACCAAATCCTTTTGGCACAGCTTTATCTAATGCTCTTGGTATTGGTAACTTGTTCGCTAATATATATGGAGCGGTAAAACCAGGCTAATGAAACCTTTAAATAGACCAATGTTTAGAATGGGTGGCCCTATCAAAGAAGGGATCATGGATGGTATTGAAGAACCAAGAATAGGTTTTCAAGATGGAACTCCTCCTGGTTTTTTTGGTATTAGTTTTGATCAACCTTTTTTAACTGGACAAAGTTTTAAAAATTTATTTAAAACTCCCGCACAAGCAAAAGCAGAAGAATTACAAGCAAAACAAGCAGAGTTGTCTAGCATATTTACACCAGACTTTAGTATGTCTGATTATGGCAAAGTTCCAAGATTAGTTAATCAAGAAGATACGTTGCTTGCATCTGCGTCACCGGACAATATTAAAATTTCTGAAAAGAAAATGGAGATGGTAGATCCAAACATAATAACTACCGACGATATTACAGAAGAAATAATAGAACCTGGTGGAGCTGAAGGTTTTAATATTAAAGATGAAACTAAAACAGAAACAGTAATCCCTAAACAAAAAGGTTTAGATATACCTGATAGAATGCGAGGTGAGGGCAACATTCCTGCTAAGAAACCAAAAGCAGATAGTGAATTACTACAGAAACTAGGCTACGATAGAGCTGTTAAAAGAGGCAATTACCAGCTCATAGAGGCCATTAG